AGTTTAAATTTATTCTTTTCATTAATCCTTAAGTATTGTCTAAAAAAAATCTCACTATGTTTTAATATATCTGCTGAAAGATTTTTAAACTTAGGCAAATTTAATACATAATTACTTTCGCTAATAAAACCATTATCCCACCGTTGATAAGGTAACCGTAACAAATTATCAATAATAGATTGTTTAAATTCTAGTTTTGATTTATAAAATGGAAATCCAAAAAGGGTGTCAATATTTGCCATATAAATTTGGTGCCCCCTCACGGAGTCGAACCGCGCACAAAGTAAAAGTGCTTTGTGCGGCTACTTGGATTTGAACCAAGGACCCACCGGTTATGAGCCGGGCGCTGCTGACCTCTGAGCTATAGCCGCACAAAGCACTCTTTACGAATGTTTATAATATCTTGTTTTTTAATAATCATCAAATTATTTGGGAAAAAAGACCATTTTGCCAAGTCTCTTTCTGTCTCATATCCTTTAACTTCAACAAAAATATTTTGTACTGGTAAATAAAAATCAGGAAAATAAGTCCTTTTACCTTTCCAAAAATATTCAAATCCTAGTTCATTTCTTTTTATTAATATATTATTTTTTTTACAATATAAATAAAATTCTAATTCCCAATTGCCTTGTAATTTTATGCCATCAATAATTATTTGTTTTGTTCTCCCACGATTTGATGATGTGTAAGATTCAGGATATTTATTCACAGTATTTTTCATCACTTCGCTATGTTTAATTCTTTTTGAATCGTCCCAAACTTGTTGCTTCATAAAGTTTGAAATTTTTTCTTTTGTTTCTTTATTCATTTTTGCCCCATAGGTATATTGATTAGCTCCTTTTTTTCCTAGCATTCCGTTTTTATAAACACGAAGATTATTTTCAGGGCACAAACGCTCATGATTTTTATAACTATTAAGATTTTTACATTCTTTATTACAATATTGACAATTAAACATATATTTTCCTTGTATATGTTTATTTATCAAAATTGGAGCAAGACGCTCTAACCATGCATGAGCTAAGGGGGCATTAACCTTTGTTACTACGTTCTGTCAACCTTTTTCTAAAATCATCTGCATATATTTCTATCAGTGTACGATTCATATACTTTACTCTGTCTCTGCGGTTTTCACTTGCAGTGCCCCAATACAAATGTTCTGGGTTGCTACATTTACTATTGTTGCATGCATGACACACATGTATCATATGTCCTTTAGGTATTGTTGTCTCTAGTAAATGGGCAAGTAAACCCTTACAATAAGTACTTCCTCCTCCACGTTCAATACAGGCGGTATCCAAATTTAAGTGTTCCTGACGTTGTATTTTAGGAAGTTTAATATAGTCATAAATATCACGCATCCAGTATTTAATATGATTTGGACACGTTGTAAAATTTGGAGCATCGGGTAGGATTTGCACCCACGAATCATTAGCTTTGCAGGCCATGCCATTAGTCTACTCTGGTACCGATGCACTGTTTGGCCCGTCATGAAGGATTCAAACCCCCGACCTCTTGGTCCGTAGCCAAGCGTTCTATTCTGCTGAACTAATGACGGAATATAATTCTATTCTTTCCATTGTTTGTTAACACGTATACCGCCTACTAATATAAACTTATCAGTTGCAACTAGGCCTTCATGTTCATATGCACTATTAAAAAATACAATTTTATTTGTTTCAGGTTTTACATCATAATACGATAAATCATTGTAAAAACGGGTAGAGCCTTCATTATCATTACAATATAAGATAAAAGAATGATCCTCATTTTTGCTATGATTATGTTTTTCTTGATAACCATTTTTATATTGAATAATATGCAGATGCCAAATATCTAATGAAAATTCTTTTAAATCATTATAGTAACTCTCAATGTAGTTAATAGTATAATCCATTAACACTTTATTAACTTTAAGACTTATTAAAGATATAACATTTTTTGTTTGTATTCCATTAACTGTACAAACTTCTGAGTTTTGTACAGTATAATTATTTTTCAAACATTGTCTATATAGCTTTTTTATGTCTTTTACAACATAGGTTGGTACAGCTCCTACATACAAATTATTCCCTACAATATTAAACATAAGTATTCCAAAAAATATTGGTGGAAGCGGTGAGATTCGAACTCACGGACCACTTGCATGACCGTCTGATTTCAAGTCAGGTGCAATCAACCACTCTGCCACGCTTCCATAACTGGTGGTAATGATAGGACTCGAACCTATGATAGATACCGTATGAAGGTACCGCATTAGCCGCTATGCTACATTACCAAATTGGCGTCCCTCCAGGGATTCGAACCCCGACGAACAGTTTTGGAGACTGTCATGCTGCCATTACACCAGAGAGACATTATTTGGAGCGGGATAGCGGATTCGAACCGCTGACGAACAGCTTGGAAGGCTGACACTCTACCTCTGAGTTAATCCCGCATGTTTGGTGGAAATGGTGAGATTCGAACTCACGGACCCGGTTACCCGAATCGACAGGTTAGCAACCTGCTGCCTTAAGCCACTCGGCCACACTTCCATGTTCTATAAATCATATTTAAACACACTCAATACTTTCACATGCCTGTGCCTTGTAAGCCATTAAAATGTGAACGAATGTGTTTTAATATAATTGATCCATTGTGGGAGGGATTTCGAAACCCTCATTTCGCTGCACTCTAACCTCTAAGCTACTGCCCCTGTGGAACAGGTGGGATTCGAACCCACGCTTCTATGCGTGTTATCCATTACACTACCACGGATCGCCGAAGTCATGACTTTCGACTATGATAAATGATGATCAGTCAATTACCATATTCAAACACACTCATCACACGCCGTGCGGTAGGTGATCAAGTCTACAGCCTGATAGGCATCAAAATGTGCTTCAATATGGCGCCAGTCCCTAAACTGGCTTCATATTGTCTTCTGTGTCTTGGCAGACAAGCCTCAGGTCTTAGAAATCCCTATGCGAAGTCCACCATCACTCGCATATTTTAGTTGACGGGGCTCTCACCCGCCTCGACCGTTTGAGCCGCTGACTCTAGGGATATGAGCAACAGGCTTGTCGGGACTAATTTTTAAGTATGGCTGGTCAATGTTCTTTTTACTGTGCTCTACGCATATAGCCCTTGGTTGATCTCCTCGGATTTCCTGGCCTTCTCGCCCAACTATACTTTCAGGATTTGCACCTTTACAGAACGGATATTCTGAGTACCCATTTTTAACAACGACCATCTACCATATTGAAACACACTACACTATTTGCTATGCTCATGCGGAATAGTCTAGAATTACCGCAATTATGTACATAGTTACTCAGGCATGATCAAGCCCATGGCTTGCAATGTGCTTCAATATGGTGACAGTCTTTCCCGTCTGTCAATAACGTCACTGTTACACCTGTATTTCTCATACCACTATTGCAGATATGCAGTTCCCTGATTACCAGGCCACCAGTTAAGGGAGACGTTATCTCCACCCATCAATTCTAACTTTGGCGGTCCCAAGGGGTAACGATCCCCTTCTTTAGGCGTGACAAGCCTACGTGCGTCCATGAACACTTTGAGACCATATTTGGCTCCCCGACGTGGACTTGAACCACGGACCAATTGGTTAACAGCCAACTGCTCTACCGACTGAGCTATCGAGGAATAAAACTTTGGGGTGACCAATGGGGAATGATCCCATTCTTACACTTTCACAGAGTGTGGTGCTGAACCTTTACACTATGGTCACCATAGATTCTTGCTTCGTACTGGTGGGTGCTGATGGTAACGCTCCACGAACTCAACTTCCCATCTCTCAGAGTAACGGTTTTACAGACCGCCGACGGGGGCAACACCCTTATTCTTTAATTACCATATTATAGCACACTACTCATCGGTATACATCACCATTTGACTGTTCGGCAATGTGCTATAAAATGGTACACCGTACGGGAGTCGAACCCATCTTTGCGCCTTGAAAGGGCGCCGACCTAACCGATAGTCGAACGGTGCAAATTGTACTTCAATTGTTAAAGATCCTGTTGTGTCTAAGTTGCGTACAACTCAGTCAATAAAAACATTATACACTAACTACGATTTATTGTCAAATTATTTTTTATTGCTTACTTTAAACAACTTGCTCAATCAATCAATAAATCTATTATATAGGAACCACTATTTATTGTCAACTTTTTTCATCTTGTCTATAAACTCTTTACTGCCTAAAAAATTCTGCCCATAATCTATAGTGTAAGATAAATTTGGTATAGTTCCTTTTAAATGCTCCGAAAACAACCAATTTAATACTGTGCTATCTATTTTACTTCCTGCTTCAACAACTTCAAAATATTCTATACCTTCAATATTACGTTTTGTAATTATAATTTTACAAGTTGACGGTTTCATCCATTCTGGTATGTTTTTATTTACTAACCACTCGCATTTATAACTTTTGCATGGTTCGACTGGTCTATTTTTGTAAATACTACAACAACCTTCACCCTTAAAATGACACATTTTTCCATGAAAAAAATGGTAATCATATGCCGCACCAGTTAACCACCCTTCACAACATGCTGTGCAATTTTTACATTCCCTATTTGGGGCAAGTTTTTCTAATTCAATGTTTATAATTTTCATACACTATATTGTTAAGGGACGCATTATTTTCTGTCATTTAAGAACTAGCGTAGTCTTCGGGTCTCCGCTGCTCTCCCTACTAGGTTATCGCCCTATCCTGGCGAACAATTCAATATGGTGCGAGGGGCGGGATTCGAACCCGCAGTGTATCAATGTGCAAGATTTTAAGTCTTGTGCGTTTCACCAATTTCGCCACCCTCGCTTTTATTTTTTCGCCAACCTTTTGGTTTTCCACCTTTACGATTAGCAGCTATTTTTTTCTTATGTTCTTCCGATTTAGGTTTACCTCTGTTACCAAATCCATTTGTGTTACCTACTCTACTGTTCATAGCACATGCCTTTTCATAACCATATTTTTCAACACGGCGTTCAAAAGGATTCTTATGTGTTTTAAACTCTGCTCCATCAATTATAATATTATCATAATCTGTTCCCCAGTACAAATGTTTTGGGTTACTACATTTACTATTATTACACGCATGACATAACAATATCCTACCAGTTGGTATTGTTGTATCTAAGTACTGGGCTAACACTCCTTTATGGTTAGTTGAATTTCCTCCCCTTTGACAACAAGGTTGTCCTAAATCCAAATGCTTTCTTCTATATTCCCTGCTCATATTAATGAATTCAATAATATCAATCATAGTAATCTCCTATGTATTTATTTATGCTAAACACAAAAAAATAATATTACTATGTGTCTACCTATTTCACCATACGGGCAATTAAAACAATACAAGCATTATACATACTCAGTGATTTATTGTCAATACTTTTTTACATGTTACAAAACTGTTTGCCCGTACTAAACCACATTGCTATGGTTCCTCTTGTGCCACTCTCTATTTTAGTAACACCGTGTGCTGACCTATCATCACTGGTAAACATCACTAATGTTCCAGTTTTGGGAGTTGAAACATAATCTTCATGTTCATTAATTTTTACAAATGTCTTGCCACCTACATAATTGTCATTTAGATAACAAATAGCAGAAAACTTTCGCATTTCTAAATATTTACCATCAACTAGATTAGATCCATCATCTACATGTCTGTCCATGCTTTGACCAGCTCTCCATAATACTAAATCACACAAATGTGGGTATACTTCGGTACCGTGTATATATGAAAATAAATTTGCTACTGTGTAATTAATCTTACGTATTTGTTTTTGTATTTTCTTGTTATCAATATTATCATAAAATACATTATTACCAATAAACCACGGCATATTATTATCATGTTTATAAGGTTGGTTAGTTTTTTTGTACAGGTACTTGTAGGTTTTATTACAAAAATCTTTATCAACGAAGTTATCAATTACAGTTATTAATTTGCTAATCCTATTCATTTTTAAGCACTATTCATGTAAATGGTGGATCCTGTAGGGATTGAACCTACGACCTTGGCCTTGTAAGGGCCCTGCGCTACCGCTGCGCCAAGGATCCATGTTTTTGGTCTCGGACCCCGAACTCGAATCGGGCACTCATGCTCCCAAAGCACGTATGTCGCCATCAACACCTGTCCGAGTAATAATTTTATAATTTGGAAAACTTTTACTCTTAAATCTTATTCCCAAAGCAAGTAGACTACCTATTATCCCAATCCGAAGTTAATATACATCTAAATTAGTCGCAATAGCAATTCTATATTTAGTATCTGTTTCTTCCTGTTTAACAGAATGTGTCATAAAACTTGGAAAGATTACCATCTGATCTTCTTTAATATCTAAACTAAATTTTTCAAACAGAAAACTATTAAACATACTTGTTTCAAGTAATTTATTCTTTCTTAAATTTAATATAGGAGTAGAAAAATACTTACAAACAGCAGACGGGTTATCAAATGTAAGTTTTGCACTATTATTTCCTAAACTAACATAATGAACACAAGAAAAAACTACATTGTCAATCATATGGTGATGGGGAGCCATAAAATCCCCTTTATTTTTATAAACTGTTATATTGACAATATCATAATGATAGTTAAGATCACTTTTCGAAGGCAACTGTCTTACAAATTGTTGAAATACATTATTATAAACTTCATCTAAAGATGAAAAATCTATTTTACTATAGTTAAAATTATCCCAATCATTATAATAATGATGTAATTTACTAACATTATCCCAATTATTCCTATACGGTAATTTTTTATAATTACGCTTTACAATACTTAAAAGTTTATCTTTATCAAAACATTTTGGATCAATATCCACTGTTATGATTGGAATAGCAAATAAATTTGTTAAATTGAACATTTATTTAAAAACTGTAATCAATATTTAAATGAATAATCAATTTGGTGGGGGCAGAGGGACTCGAACCCACGACCTCGAAGTTAAAAGCTTCTTGCTCTACCCACTGAGCTATACCCCCAATATCTTTCGTACCCTACAACGTTTTCGTTTCATATAATTTCCTTATAAAAAAATAGTATATAACTAAAAATAATTATTGTCAACAGTTGGCCTGACCGGAGGGATTTGAACCCCCGACCAATGGATTAGAAATCCATTGCTCTATCCAACTGAGCTACGGTCAGATAATTTGGCTCACCGACCTGGGCTCGAACCAAGGACCGACGGATTAACAGTTCGGCGCTCTACCAACTGAGCTATCGGTGAATATTTTTTTACCAAAACCATTGATTAAAACTATACCTTATACCTGTTTCTACAGTACTAATAGTATGCGGAAATAAAAAGTTAGATGGGAAAATAACTAAATCTCCGGCAACTAAAGGTACATCAAAATTCTTGCATAATGTCAACATACCACCTGTGTAATCATTATTTAAGATACCAATTACAGTAATAATTGGAATCCCTTTATTTACTCCTGTAAAATAATTTGTTTTATGATCAATGTGTTCAATTAATCTTTTACCTTGTTCATATTTATTAATTACAATTGGTGAATTACCATTTATACTAAAATTATGTAACTTACAATACTGTAACACACAATGTGTAATATTTCTATGTAATAAAGCCTTTTCTATTCCTGTTAAATCTGCTCTTAAAAATTCTTCATTTGATTGAGGAGAAGGTGTTACAGAATTATAATTTGTCCATTCATGTAGTTTCCACTCTAAATTATTACATCTTTTTAAGGTGTTCGTCAATATAGATTGATCTATAGTATTCCTATAAATCTCAATAAAATTTAAAAGTTGTAAGTTTACAGACATAAAATTTGGTGCTGCTTGTCGGATTCGAACTGACGACCTACTGATTACAAATCAGTCGCTCTACCAACTGAGCTAAAGCAGCGTTAATCTAATATTTAAACAGTGTAACACGCTATCGATTATTTGTCAAATAAATTGTAAATTTAATTTAACCAAATTCTTGAATATTTAGGTACACCTGATAATAAATATTCCATTTGATCAGCTAGTATGTTTCTATTTTGTAAGATCATATTCTCAAAATGTGAAGGGATATATGGAACATACAATAGCTCCATTCTTGCTTCTTTTAATGTTAAATTACCCTTTTCGCTATTACATTTTTTACAAGCAGTTACCACATTCATCCATTCATTTTTCCCGCCACGACTTTTTGGAACAATATGATCACGACTTAATTGATTATGTGTAACAAAGTGCTTCCCACAATAGGCGCAGGTGTTGCGGTCACGTCCAAACAATGTACGATTACTTAATGCTACACGTCCATGTTTATAAGGATCAAACCCATGCCCTTTTACGGCAATGATACTTGTAGTTTCAATGTAACTCAATTCTCCAGACTTTTGGAATCCACCACGATATCTAGCCACAACATCGCCCATTGTCCAAGAGACTGATTGTTTAGCATGATAGGTAATAGCATCATCATAACTGATCCATTGTCTTGGAATTCCTGAAATATCTAGGGCAAGCACAGCCATTTTATTCTCCTATTATTTTACCTTACGTAGTGTATCTTTTTTTACAAGAACCTCACGATTTGTGCCCATTTTAAATACACGAATATAATCTATCCCATCAATCGTACGTGTCTCAGATTTTGCTGGACTTGTGTACTTTTCACCATTAATAATATTTTCAAATACTAATTGCTTCATATTATCTCCTTATTTATTTTCCAGCAATAAAAAAGGTTAGATATCTAACCTTTGTATTTAGAATCCTAAATTCTTTCGTCGGACAAAATCTAGCTTATACTCAGTAGCCCAAATTGGATTACCTTGAATATTAAATGGGTGTTTCCATGGTTGACAATTACGCCAATTTGGCCCCCATTTTTTTGTCATATATTCTTCTTCGTTTATATATCGTCCATGATCAATTTTATCTTTTAACGACATGTCCTGACGCCAAGTTTGCGATCCACTTACACCATATTCAAATGTACCACCATGTTTATAGGGTATTCCTACAGACAAATGACGTTTAATAGGATGATTAATAAATCTCATTTCATAGTCAGTATCTTCAGCATAACCAGGATAAAAGTTTTCGTCAAACAACCCAAAATCACGTACTACCCAATCACGTATTAAAAATAAACTGTATCCGCCCATAAAATGTGTGGGACCACCGTGTCCATGAACCATTCCAATAATTTGATCACTTGCTAAACTTACCATTCTATCTAGGAAACCCTCAGTAAATTCAACATCGTGATTTGTAATTATCCAATATGGACTGTTCATGAACAACTTGATAATTAAATTCCATGCCCCTGAACAACCCAAATTTCTTGGTAAATGCACAGGATGAAAATTTTGTATATATGGATGTGGTTTGTTACATAAATTATTAATATCCTCAGTTAGTTGTCCACGCCCGTTGTTATTAATAATAACAAAATTTTCTGTAGGATAGTTAACACTTGCAATAAGCTTTTCTAACCAACTAACTGTATTAACAATAGCTGTACCAATAACTGGGATCATTACGTTACCTCATCCTCTTTATTATGTTTGTACCATACTTAAATTCTAGGTTTTGCAGGGTTGCCTAACAAAACACATTCATCTTCAAAACTATGTCTTACCATTGAACCAGCACTAATTTTAATTTTATCTCCTAAAGTTACTTTCGGAATACAATAAGCCGCTGTGCCAAAAAAACACTCATCTCCTATGTTACAATTTCCCATTGTGCCACAATAAGGGCTAAAAGTAATATAATTCCCTATAATATTATCATGTGCGACACAGCTATATACATTAAAAGTTACAAAGTTTCCTACAGTAGCGTCACCTAGTATTGCGCTATATGGACACATTGTTATTCCAACTCCCAATTTGCTGTGTCTTGATACATGGCAAGAGCTATGAATAAAATTACCCCAACGATTTTCATTTTGTTCGACAAAAGCTTTCTTTATGTTAATATCGCCAACAGCCATTATAAATTGGCTATCAGGAAACATTCCTTTTTCCAACTTATTAAAAAGTTTATACTTTTTATAACTATTACAATTAAATGGCTGTGTACTTACTACTGCCTCTATTTCATGACCATCGCTTTCAATATATCCAATAATTTCTTTTGCTAACCCACCTGATCCAAAAATTACAAATTTTTCTTTTGACATTTTTAAATTTTCCAATTATATATTAAACTCAACTAATTTATCTTTAATAAAGACAGGTAAAGGTTCGATATTTCTTTCCTTAGCATATTGAATTAAATAATTTTCAACACTTTCCTGACTGTTAGGAGTAAAATTAGTCGAAAAATTTTGATAATGTTTACGAGTAAATATATTGTTTTCTAAAACTATTTTTGAACAAATTTTTGAAATATTTAACGTATGAAAAGGAGTAAGCATCGTTTCTGCATGATGTCTACCGCTATTTTGAAAATAAATATTTCTAGTGTCAGTCCATAATGACTTTTTATTAAATACGTTAGTTATAGCACAATAGTTACGTTGTAAATGAATTGGTTTATTATAATCTAGTGTACTTTCACAATTTAAGTTATGCACTAAATCATATCCCATCGTTACAGTATTATGTTTACTTTCATTAATTCGTTTAACTAAATCATCAGCAAAAATTAATTCATCAAGATCACAATTTAATACAAAAGGGTAATACTTAGATAATTTTTTGTACGTTTCGTAGTAAAACTTTACGAACTCAGGTCCATCATCGTACATAACATGGTTATAAGCTACTGTATAATTTGTAACATTTATAACATTATAATTCTTATTTTTTTTAGAAATGTATTCTACGATTCCTGAGTCGCTGTTATCCCTTACAAAGAAATATAAATCAAAAGGAAATCTACTATAATAGTACAAAAAAACATCTAATAAGTAATTATTTCTATCGACAACCGTGAATAATGAAATATTATTTTTAGGAACAATTTGATTATCTAAAAATATTTGATAATTTTTTTTATAATCAATCATTTTTATACACCTTAAATTTACTTAAATCAGGATAAGCATGTTCAATATCTTCATTTTGCTTTTTACTGTTATCGCTAGCGTTATAAAACTGATTCATAAGTAATAATCCACGTGCTGCAAGTTCAGGCATCATGTAAAAGTTCCAACCTAACATGTCAAAATGATCCTCGTGATAACTACATTCACGGCGTCCACTAAACCTAGCCCGTTTAAACCATAACATAGCTTCATAACTATCTGTAAGTATACAACCACCTTTGCTTAACTTAAAATGCTTATATGGTCCTGTAAAACTTAAACACATATACTGTCCAGGTATATACATATCTGCTGTAAATCTAAGAGCACTATCCCAAACCGAAGTTGGTTCTAACCTATATGCACCTTTAATTGTTTTACCTTCAACATGTCTAAAATTAACTTTAGCTCCAGCGTGTATAATCTCACATGGTACACTTGGATATGTTCTATTCGGTATGGTGATTGTTTGATCTTTTACGCCAATGTATATTAATGCTAAGAACAATGCATTACTTTGATTATCCACTGTAATTGCATAAGGTGCGCCTGTATAATCTGCTAGTGCTTTTTCAAAATCTTCTGTAACTTTGTAAATTCCATTTGCCATTGCTATTGTCTTTCAAGAATCTTTAACCCATTATTATTTACATAATGATGCAATACTTTCCAATGGCTATTGACTAACAAGAATTCGTCAATGGCTCTATTCAAGTCGGGGAACGTTACAGTATCGTGAAAGATAATATATTTCCTTGCTTTGTTGCCATGAATTTTTAATTCTTGCGATAGTTGATTATATGTATGATCGGTATCAATAAACAATAAATCAGTTTCTTCAATGGTTAAGTTTAACGTATCTGCTTGTTGATAAGTAGCATCAACATTAACTTCTTTAGCTTTATTGAATAATCCAATCACAGTATCATTTAGTACAATATCGTAACTACGTAATTTAGTCTTATTCTTTGCAGCAGCATACAAAAATGCTCTAGTGCTTACACCCCAACGTACTCCCATTTCTGTAACATGGTTAACCATACTAGAATACAGTAACAATGTGGGAATGTGCTGATTTATATCGCTAGGGTTATTGCATGAAGTATCGTATTCATTCTTAAAATATTCTAACATATTTTGCCTTATTTGGTGCCCCAGAGGAGAGTCGAACTCCTAAAATCATGATCCTAAGTCATGCACGTATGCCAATTCCGTCACCGGGGCGTAATTCTATCATGCATCGTTAAACCAACTAAATGATCCAACTCGTGCTGAAAACAACGACTGGCTAGCCCATCTAACCATTCAATAGTTTCAACACCATATGCATTATGATATTTAACTTGTATCTTGTCGGGTCTAATAATTTCACAACGTTCGTTTGGGAAACTTAAACAACCCTCATTATAACTTATTTGTTCGGTACTTGTTTCTAATATCTTTGGATTAAAGCAATGATAGGGCTTATCATTTACTAACATAACAAACACTGATAAATTAATACCAGCTTGATTAGCTGCCAATCCTATTCCATTTTCTTTAATCATTAACCTAAATAACTCTTGTGCTAATTGTAGATTTTTCTTGGGCTTATCAAAACTTACAGTTGTGCAACGATTTTTTAGTAAATCATTTACTAATTTCATACTAAAGTATACCTTTTTATTATTAAATAGTTATACATATTTACAAAGGAGTAATTATGCATAACCCTGAACTATTACGTAGATATTTAAATGTTATAAACGAAGCCGTCCAACAAATCAATGAAAAATGGGGAAAGCCAACTGTAGTAAGTCCTGAAGAAAAAGGTAAGTATAAAGGCAAAAGCAAACAAGAGTTACTAAAAACATATAACGCTTTAAAAGCCCGTGGCCCACATAAAAAAGGCAGTCCTGAATATGGACGTATGCGTGAACTAGCATTTGCTATACGTGCAAAGTCCGACTGGGGCAAAGTTAAAGACGATGATTGATTGGGGCCGCCTCTTGGAATCGAACCAAGTTCCACGATTCTTCAGACCGTTGCTGAATGACCACACTAGCTCAGGCGGCATATTTGGTACCTGTTCTTGGGTTTGAACCAAGGACCTTTCGATTATCGGTCGAATGCTCTACCAACTGAGCTAAACAGGCTTAATCTATTCTTGAATAATTCAATACATTGCCAACACCATATTGTGCTTCAGCAATCATTTTAGCATCATAATCACTTTTAGCTTGTATTCTAACATGTGTTGTTTGGAAATCATTAATTCTAATCCAAATTTCATAGGTATGCCATTGATCCATTGTAATTTCCTTTATTGGTGCTGATGGCGAGACTTGAACTCACGGCCTCTTTCTTACCAAGAAAGCGATCTACCACTGATCTACACCAGCATTGGCAGGGGTAATAGGAGTCGAACCCATAATAGCGGAATCAAAATCCGATGTGATACCATTTCACCATACCCCAACTGTAACTTTATTTAATATGTAAACAAGGCATTCTAAAATATACCAAGATACATTTTAGAATGCCGTGTAAATTTACACGGCATATTGGAGTCATGCCCCAATCAGTAGTCTTACTTTATGCGTTATCACCGCAAATTTCATGTATACTGTCCGCCCGTTTGCTACAAGTTTATAGTGCTGTTCGCAGGCCCTCGTTGCCATTACACACTATTATCACAATAAATCAAACAATTTTTGATTTTGCTCGTGATAAATCCTAATTCTTTCTAACTTCCTCTCTATTAACATACTATATTGTTCCTCTGTTAATGGGTCTGTAACTTCAAAATCATCAAAGAAACCGTACTGTACATCAAACTCATAATTATTGTCAACCTTCATATTCTCCTCGTAAAACAAAAAACCCTGGGACTTTTTAGTTTCCCAGGGTTCAGATTATTCTTTACTATGTTACCTGATCCTTGGGTATCCTTTATTATCTAAACTTGTGCCGCGGATAATTGTAGGATATGCTGGCATAAATGTTTGGTAGGCTTCTGCCCAGCAACTAAAATTTCTATGTGATATTTTGAACAATGTAATCATAATGCTTTATTTAGTCCTTATAATTAATTATACACTATAATATATCAAATTTATAAAAAATCAACTATTATTTGCCCAATCTTAAAAATTATATATCCAAATTAAAATTTACACTTTGGTAATTACCTTTATGCTCTTTTACGTAATTTTCCCAGTCTATTGAAGTAAACTTGGTATTTAGATTATTTTTTCCTGCATATCCAAATTGTGCTATATTATTAGATATCCATTTTTTGTTATAATCAATTTCGGATAAAGATGGATTATATTGACGTTGAAAACACAATAATCTTAGATATGCATTACTAAATTCGCTGTACAAAGGTAATATATTTGGATATATATACATATTACTATATTTGCAAAATCTTTCTACTTGAGCAGTTATAATAAAAGTTCTATAAAAAGATTTTGGAAACAAATCCCACGCAGCTCTTTGCATTCTATGACCCAATCCTTTACCCCTGAAATCGGGTAAAATATAAATACCGCGGGGCCTTATATGTTTGTTGCTTATATTATATATACTAATATAACCTACAATTTCGTTATTTTTAAGATATTTGCATGGAAAGTAAATGACTTGGTTAAGTAACTCATCAATGTGATACTGTATTAATCCAAATGGATTGTTATAAATAGGAATATTTTTTGGATTCTCTGAATTCCATAATACAGCAATACCTTCCTGAAATTCTTTCCAAGAAATAATTTGTAATGTCTCCATTACGAAATCTAATCATTCATCATCAATATTTTGGTCAAATCTTTTTTCTTGTATTGTTTTTTCTTTGAACATTTTTCGTGGGTTACCACACATTAAGCATTTAGGGTTACCACAGTTCATAACATGATGTTTAACCAATTTATGTGGTTCTTCTACTGGAATATTAAATTCTTTAGCAATTTTTAATTGCCGTTTAACAGCAGATTCGTCACGGTGTCTACGTGACGAATTCTTTACTTTATCTACTTCATTACTCATTAGTGCTTTTTACGATAATCTTCAATAGCGGCCTTTATCGCATCTTCTGCGAGGATCGAGCAGTGGATCTTGACTGGGGGGAGTGCCAATTCTTCTGCGATTGTAGTATTTCTGATTGTTGCTGCTTCATCCAATGTCTTACCCTTGACCCACTCTGTGACAAGACTTGACGAAGCAATTGCTGACCCGCACCCATATGTCTTAAATTTGGCATCTGTAATAACTCCTGTAGTTTCATCTACTTTAATTTGTAACTTCATAACATCACCACATGCAGGGGCACCTACCATTCCAGTACCTATATCAGTGGCATCTTTACTAAAACTACCCACATTACGCGGGTTTTCATAGTGATCAATTACTTGAGCCGAGTAAGCCATCTTTATTCTCCCTTGGTATTGTAGTTTCTAAGTTTTCTGTTCTTGTTGGGTTATCAGCAAACTTCACTAAAAAATGTTGCCATGCTTCTTCCTCTTCTGGAGTGACTTCAAGTTCTTGAACTTGTTTGTAGTGATCCATATATACCTCTTTGAAGTTATATTTATTTAGTCAATGCTGTCATCATCAACAACAATCCAACCTAATCTTAATAAGTCTTCACGTATTTCATCAGTAACCACACCTTCACCAACATATTTTTCGTATAATTCATTTAATTCTTTTTGTTCTTCAGTGAGGGTTTCATTACCTATAACATCTTTGGGATGAAACTTTATACCAGAACAGTACCAATCAATGTAATCACCTTCTTCAATCATATCAGCAATTATGCCACCAGCATATCTCCAACTACAACTCCAAGTTTCTTTTTTTAACAATGGCCATACATCGTTTCTAATAAACTCATTATTAGACATAGCAGCATATAAGTTTTGAGCATATTCTTTACGTTCTTTTGCTTTATCGCAAATCCACTTGGTAGAACGTAAATCATATTCTAGGTTATTTTTTTTGAATTCTTCTTTAGCTTCAGCATCCGCTTTTTCGATAGGTATATTATCAAAGTATTCAACCATTGCCTTAACAGTCTGATCATTTTCCACAGTTTTGCCCTCTGAAGCCTTACGCTCTATGTACTTAAATTTTTGAAAACTATGTCTATCTTTGCTACTGTTCAACATTTTCAACCTCTATCCAAGTATAATCACCTAACCATTTTACTGGGCAAATATATTCATACTGAACTGGAACTCCAGTACACCAATCATTTGGTCCTAACAATGATAATCTTGTACAATTATCTTTGTTATCGAACAGTAGCCAGTATACATTACCATGGAATATTTGAAAAGTATATTGGGCACTGTGAACCATATCTGTTATATCTAACCGACGTTTTATACTTGCAGCTTGTTTTTCCAAAACTTTCACAAGATCCATTATGCGTTCATATTCTTGTTGGGCATGTAATCTTGCCACATTGACCATAATATCTTTCTGTTTTTCAATAGGGATAAGGTCAAATTTAGGTCCACCAACTTCAGTTGGGTATGGAGTAACATTACGATTAAAAAATTGCACCAACCCCGTGCCTAAATCAGCATCAAAACTGGTGCGTCCTTTACTTAGATTACTGACGGGCTTTTCAGCAGCAGTCATTGAACAAATCTACCTTTTCCCATGGTAACATACCTTTTCCAAAATGTCCATAATTTGTAGTGTCAGAATAAATCGGCCTGAACAAATTAAAACGTTCAATTATTCCCCATGGCGTCAAATCAACATTTTTTGTAATATAATCTGTAAGTTCTCTACTTAGTTCATTATTTGAAGTTTCTATATAAAAACTCATTGGATCTTTCATTCCAATCGCATAACTTATTTGACATGTTGCCCATGGAGCCTTACCGCTAGCAACGATATTCTTAGCCAAATACCGCATCATATATGCTGCACTACGATCTACTTTAGTTGGGTCTTTACCACTGAATGCTCCTCCCCCATGTGGGCTATAACCACCATATGTATCTACGATAATCTTACGTCCTGTTAACCCAGCATCACCATCTGGTCCACCTATTACAAACCTACCAGTTGGGTTAATATGAAAATCTGTCTTGTCATCAATCAACTCTTTTGGAAGTATTTGTCTGATAATAGATTCTGTATCTATTCTAACATTTTCAATACTATAATCAGGGTGATGTTGTGTACTACAGACAATCTTGGCAATGCGTTTTACAGTGCTATCATCATTATATTCCATAGTCACTTGTGATTTACTATCTGGACCAAAATAGCTATTATTTGAATTTTTTCTTACCTGAGTAAGTCCCTCAACAATTCTATGTGCATAATATATTGCGCTTGGCATGTATTCACTAGTTTCATTACATGCATATCCAAACATTAATCCTTGATCACCTGCTCCAAAGTTATCAGTACCTAATGCGATATCAGGACTTTGTCCATGCATTAAGTTTGTTATTTGTAGGTTTTGCCAATGGAACCCATCTTGTTCATAACCAATATTTTTAATAGTTTTACGAACTAAATACTCTACATCTAAATCATCCAACACACCTTTATATTCACCTGCAATAATTACATTATTTGTAGTAACCAATGTTTCACAAGCACAGCGCATACTTGTGTTTTCATGTGTCATAAAACTATCCAATATTGCATCACTAATTGCGTCAGCTACTTTATCAGGGTGTCCTTCACTAACGCTTTCACTTGTAAACAAATACATTACATTCCTTTATTTAAAAAATATCAAAGCCATGACTACGGCTTGAGCCATAAATCCTATTCCAATAGTTATTAAGTTTAATCTATCTTTTTGTATAATAGCCTTCATAAACATTAGTCCTAGACCTGCCCATACAATAAGCACAAAATCGATCGGTGGCATGGTATCTGTCATACCAAGCATAAGTCCAATTAAATTAGGTGCAGTTGCAGCATGAAAGCAAAGTATAGCCATCCAATGAATTGTTTCGCTAGATAAATGTGTGATTTTATCTTTAAAATTGGTAGCAAAATTTGCTATGTATGTTAATATTCCTAGGTATATTTGATTTAATATTGTCATGTTTTGTTTCTTTCACTGTAAAAAATGTGGTTACCGATTTTAGTAATTCTTTTATAGGGCCAATTTGGTTTAACATACACTGCATGATAATACAATGCATCAGCTAAAATATCAAGCCTAAATCCCTCTAATAATACCTTTTTGGCTACTTCCATACTTTCTCTATACAATTCATTATGAATTGGTCTAGTTCTTGCGACCGTGTCACAATACCAACTAAATTGGCATACCACCTTTTCCATAATTATGTTTTTCTGATAAACAACGCCACAAATATCATCACTAAATCTTCCGTCATTAACACGATTTAGTGTAACTTGAGCAACAGCTACCTTTCCTTCAAAGGGTTCATTTGCTGCCTCTCTATAAATATTTAATGCCAAACAGCTTAAACGTTTTTCAATTTGTTTGGCAGTAGGATTGGCAATGGCCACTTCTTGTGACTTATAAAGTTGCAGCTTATGATTTGTAATATGAAACATAAAAAAAGCTACAATTAATAATCCAAATAAATGATAGATACTTGACATCGATCTTTCCATTTTATTTCTCCTTTCGTTCCAAATACAGTTGGAATTAGTAGAACTAACTAGTATATAGTTAATTTTATTTACTTGCAATATATTTGGTTTATGTTACCCAACAATCACAATTACATTCTATTACTGTAGCGATAGCTTCATCTACAGTAGCAGAAGAAGGTAATACCGATCCTGACATAAAAGTTGAATCAAGATTAGTTGGTAAAACTGGATCGGCATAAGAGAAACTACCAGGATAGGAAGGTGTTATTGAAGCGTATATACCCCTATTTACTCTTACACTTGGTGTGACATTATTATTATTTGGATCTGTTACTGTCCCGCATTCAATTTGATTATCAATAACAGGACCAGCTTTTGTATTATTTAACAGTGCATCACTTAATGTACTTGCAACAGCATTTAATGTGTTTGTATTCACATTTACTCGCTGACCTGTTCTTAAATCTAAATTAACGTTCGTACTTGTAACTGGTTCATCATCATCGCAAATTGGAATATTTCTGACTCCTGTACCTGTACCTGTACCTGTACCATCTGTATTAGTACCTCCCCCAGGTAGGTTTGTATAATCAAACGTTGAGGCAGAATAGTAAGGTCCTGTTACTACGTAGGTTCCTACTACAGCAGTATCACCTGGTGCAGTAACTATCGATAGTGTTGATCCTGCAACATAATCCCCTGTACCAACAACAACTCCTGGAGTAGTAGTATAATTAAATGGACTTTTTGGAGCAATTAAATTCCCCGCCGCATCGTAATTTGTTATCCAAGCAGGAGCAAGCCATGTCGAATCTGATGTATTAATATTTGTGATACCTTCACCAGGTAATGCTCCCTGAAAAGTACCATTTAACGCTAATGCTACTGTTTGTTCAAAATCGTAATCTAAAGATGAAGGTAAGTTATTATCTAAAGGAATACCTATTGTTGATAATCTTGTTTGATTTCTTTCTTGGCGCCCTTGTGCAACTATACTTTGCCCCCCTGTAGTTTCTAAATTTGCAATAGCCTCAAGGGTCATATTTTGCATATGTCGTTCAGTTTGTTGTGCATAAGTTGGTATACTATCAGTAAACACATATAATGTAGTTGGATATTGATTTACCCATGGATCTCTTGGAATCGATACTGGTGGTATAGCTGTAAAACGTGAACGTTGTTCTTTTAGAAGTTGTCTACCAAGCTGCGCCCAATTTTCATTTAAACTACGCACAATAAGTTTCTGAGTTTCGCTGTCATATATACGTTT